AGAATGTATATAGTATCCGTGATATATTCAGTTCCCCAAATGGTACAAAACTATAACCATTATCGAATCATCTCCATTTTGCCAGGTGGATGTGCAAGGGTATGTGTATCTGTTCCGGATTTGGAGTAAGTCAAAATGGCATGTTTTGGTATTTGTATTGGTACGTGTTCCGGTACGTGTTCCGGTACGGGTTCCGGTACGGGACCAGAAAATTTGGTGTAACTGGAAATTGGGGGTTGCGAATAGGTACAAAATAATAGTATATGCATTATCATATCGACAACACATATACTATTATAATTATTTATACTTTATTTATTCTGCATCAGGTTCTGCAGTGATTACCGGATCATGATGGATAAATTCTTTGTATCCTTCTACGATGTCAAGCTGTTCATTTGCAATGATGACGCATGCATTAATAACATCAGGAGCATTCCACAGAGTCTGACAGAGTCCATGGAACTGGGTTTTCGCAAGGCCCAAATCAGTGATACCTTCTGCGTGTACATAATAATTGCTGTTGATGACTTTGATAATAGAATACTTCATAATATCATTCCTTTCTTATTTGGGGATTGTTAAATGCTATTATTGCGCATTTAACAAATTAGTCAATACTTCACCAATGGTAGTTTCAATAACATTGGTGCCTGGGATTATTTGCGCACCGTTGGCAATAGGTGATGTAACTCTATAAAGTGTTGAATTCAGTACAAGGAATTGATTCGCAGTATATGCCCTTGAAGCAATCCAGGTAGACGGTTCAATGAGTTTGGAAATAATTGATTGAGAATATTCCTGCTGAATTCCAAGTGATATAAAATGCGATGATCCAGAACCGGAAGTATAATCATAAAGAGCAAAATGAGTAGCGCCATATGGAATTGAAAATGGTACTATACGAACTCCTCGTTCTCTGGTCATGAAATTAGATGATAGCTGCTCATATGATACTTTAACAGGTGTATTATCTGAGATTGTGTAATAGTCAATATATAATGAGGATCTTGTTGTGCCTTCATAGGTGGACAAAATATTATAAATCAACTTTTGATTGTGTCCCAGTATGCTCAATGGAATAAGCTGATTGATGTCTGCAATTGTATCGCTTATTGTAGAATCCACAATAATTTTGTGTACTGTTCCTGTGAAATAGACAAATACAGATTTATTGTTTGTTGCTATCCATTGTGATGAAAAAGTGTTTCCGACTTTTTTTATTTCTCTGTTTTGTACCGTCTGGGTAAAATCGGGGCAGAGTATTTGTGATAACAGTGTATTTCCCGGGGTTATTGTGGTCAAGTCGCTTTTTAAATCATTTACTTTATTATTTAAATCTGTAAAGTCTTCAGGCAGACTTTCAATCAGTGTTTCCACCTGATCCTTACTTTCTGCAACAAATGTGGCACTGGTTGCAGCATTTGTTGCACTGGTTGCAGCATTTGTTGCACTGGTTGCGGCATTAGTAGCATGAAGGCTTGCATTGGTAGCACTGGCATTTGCACTGTTTGCACTGTTTGCGGCAGCTGTTGCAGAGTTTGCAGCACTTCCGGCACTGGCTGCGGCCTGGCTCGCATTCTGGCTTGCGTTTGCAGCACTGCTGCTTGCAGCAGATGCGGATGCAGCAACGGCATCCTGTGCGGCTTCTGCTCTGGCAGCAGCATTCAGGCATACAGTTTCTGAGTCTGTCATATTTCCAAGTGCTTCTTCTGCCCTGTCTGCTGCAGCATCTGCACCATTCCAGGCCGCTTCTGCCCGGTCGGCTGCATCTTCGGCATCTGTCTTGTGCTGGTCTGCAGATGCTGCGCTTGCACTGGCTGCTGCCTGGCTGGCAGCTGCGGCCTGTGCGGCCTGTTCGGCCTGGGCCTTGTGCGTGTCAATGTCTGAAAGTCCTTCCTGCACATCCTGCAGAGCTTCTGCAATTTCGGTTGCTTTCCCCAACATAAAATCAAGATTCATTTCATGTGTGGAAGAATAGGGGAAACGGTCAAAGATACCCATATTAGCACCTCACTTTCTTAATAAACCAAAATGCAAAACTTGTGTTTGAAATCGTCGACAATGTACTGTTGTATTGTCGTGTCAATTATTTTCCTCTGTTCTTCGATCATGGCTTGAGTCGTTACGACGCCGATATTACCCGCAATATGCAGCGTTCTGCTTTCACCGTTTGATGTTTCTGCTTCTCCGGTCTGTGTCAAATTATCTATTCTGCTATCTATTCCCCCGTATATTGTCTTGCTCTCCGGCTGATAGTCGTTCGCATTAAAAGCGCTGACTCTGTTTTCATCGTTTCCGGTATGGTTTAGCGTCTGTGTGCCTGTGTTTCTCTGTGTGCTGGAGCCGGATCCGGTCCGCTGAATTGTTTCTTCTTCTGTTCTATCATAGTTGTGAATCGGGTTATATTCAAGAGTGAGTGTAGCAGCGTATTTTGACCATACATTTTCCTGTGTTTTGCTCCAGATTGAAATTGCCTGCTGAAGAAAAACCGGGTCCGGGTACAGGATTTCAAAACAAGCGCATTGCAATAGAATTTGATCTATGCAGTTATCCTTGCTCAATGACCATTCATCCGGAAGATTCAGACCATCAAACAGATGCGGATTTTCCCTGTACATCCCCAATATTGACACTTTGACCATTTGGAGCAACCCCCTTTCCGACCTGGGAGAGTTTCACAGACAGGTCAAGACTAAACATTTCGTTAGCTTTCCGGATTCCCTTCTGCATTGTGTCAAGCCAGAGTGTTGACAATGCTTTGGTTTCTGCTTTGTTCGCTTCTACTTCGGAAGAAATCAGCCTTTCCCGCTTGTCCGTGTTTGCGTTGTCAATGCCGATCAGAGTGCAGAACCGATCTTCCACTGCATTGAGAGCATCTATCAGTAGATCTCCAATATAGGTATTTTTCAGCTGCTGGTTGAAAGATTGCCATTGCGGCTCACCATCCGGACCAAGCAATTTTTTATCTATAACAACGTTCGGCTCGCCTTTATAGATACTATCATACATCTTTTTATATGCCTGTGCCTGTGCTTCATTGGTTGCCATAAAAATATAACTGAGTTTTGAATTCTGGATATCACAGGTAAATGTTTCTGTAATGAGCGCCATTTGGTCAGCATAATATCCTACGATATCCATAATCCCGGAGTAGTCCGGCCTGAGTTTGATGACTTCACAATCCCGGCCTATTTTCAGACGATTGATGGCCGGCAGCAGAGGATTTGCAACCAGCGCCTCATCTGGCATATAGAATACATTATAACCAGATAAAGCGCCATACTGTGGTATCACTCCAAAAACCCCAGAATCAAAGATTGTTACATTGCCGAACATAAACAAAGAGTATCTGAAATAGTCCTTGTCCCAGTTATCTGGCATGGAAAAATCAAAGACAGAGATAGCTTTTTCAAATAGCTGTTTTCTGAACATGTAAGAAAGTCCGGTATCAGAAACATGAATCGTGTTCGGCTGCTGTCCGGCTGTGTATAGATTGCTTAATGTATAATCAAAAAACGACGGCATGCCTTTTTTCTCTCCTTTCCCCATAATGTAATTATTTTTTCGGGTGTCAATTTCGGCACCACGGGACCGGGTCCCGGGCTTGTGCCGATCGGATTAACCCAAACGACAAAGGCGGCATAATTCCAGGCGCTAGCATCATAGGTTGACAGATGCACGCCGCCGCCCGGAACGCTTGCAGAGTCTCTGCCGCCTGATTGCATGACTTGATTGTTTCCGACATAAATACCAACATGAACAAAGTTCCCGATACCATCGCCTGCATACTGGTCCGGGATCGGGGGCGGTCCTGCTTCTCCGATCTGGTGAAATAACAATGTGCCTGTTGGGATCCCGTTATAGCGTGCAATGCAGTTTGCTAATGTGTCTTTGTACCAGAGGACCGGGCAAGGATTTTGGTTGAGCGGGCTTGTGGTATTATAGGTTCTTGTGCTTCTCCAGATGGTATTGGTTCCGGACGGCAGCGAACCGGATGCAGCCGGGATATCCCGCCATACTTTATTGACATATCCTATACAATCGTACTGGTCATATGGCATATACTGCCCATTATAAGCAAGCGCATATTGTGCGAATTGTTCCCCTGTAACCCATCCCGGAACGGGTGTCGGTTCAGGGTCCGGGTCTGTCTGCAGATAATTATACCACGTCCTCGCATTTGCTTTGCGGATATCTGTTACAGATTCGGTGTCTTCATAACATCGCATGAAAACATATGCAAGGTTTTCGGGTGTATCTGTACTGCTGCTGAAATCATGAAAGGTCCAATATTTTCCATCCAGTGTTTTCGGGTGCCATTTCTTTTCATTGTCCCATTCCCAGTACAGGCGGGCCATTTGTATTTCGCCTGTATACCATTCGTAATCATGCCGATATGCATAGGATACGATTTGGTTAGCAATAGGTTGTTCCGAAGACAGGCCGCGCCATTGAACTAAACCATATGCCGGACTTGTGCGGGATAGTGCATACTGATTTGAAATATCGGCTATTGTAGCGCCGCCATTAGGGAAACTGCTTTTGGGGTACACTGTAGCAGGATTAATGCATGATTCATACATTATGTTACCAATCATTGCAGAAACGGCATTCAGTGTCCATCCCCATATTCTCCAATAGTGATATATTCGGATTGCGTTGTTTTTCTGATAGTCTGAAGGGGTCCCGGACGATGGGCCTATTTCATATTGATTTGCACTAATCCAATAGGAAAAATATTTCTCTACTGCCATATTATCACCACTCGCAGAAAATCCCGGTCGAAAGCAATTCGTCAATCATTTCTGCTTCGGTCACTGTTCCCGGCGCTGGGATACTTACATGAGGCTTGTATAGCATTGCATATCCGGTCAGCTGAGACAATATCTTTGTGTCGCATGTCGGGTATCCCATCTCACTGCCGTCCACTGTGAGTACACGGGTGAATATCCCCTGTAATTGTGGTGTGCAATTGAAATAGGCAGCGAGGGAACCATTGGATCCTGTTGACAACATTTTGGATGTTCCGGCTGTGGCAATTTCTCCAATTCCTGATACAATCTGTTCTCCGGTTTTTCTGAGATCCCCCAGGAATGACAGTGCAGATGATTTAGCCAGAGCGCCGGCGGCCTGCCCCAATAGACCAATGGCGCCTGTCTTAATGTTTGAAATATCTGTGCTGATTTCTGCAAGCGCCATGGGTACACCAATTTGCGCTTCTGAATATGCTAAGACAGTAGTGCTGTTATGCGGAGTTACTTTTAAGGATCCCATGCCGGTAGCTGGATCTATCAAAAGTTGAATGTCAATTGTTTCCACATCGAAAAGCAAATCCGCATCCAGGATAATGTCCTGAAAAGGCGGGAAATGCAGTACATATCTGGAATAATTGGAACCTTTAAGATATAACAGTTTATTGTCTGTTTCCGCTTGTCCGTGTTTGGGAACCTGAATTGATTCCAGCTTATTTCCGTACGGGGTCGGCAGGATCTGCGTCGCTGTGACAGAGCTTGTCCACCATCCTAATGGAAGATATGGCTTTTCGGTCCCGCCTCCAAATCCCGCAATCGGGAAAAACTGACAGGACGTGATATATTTGATCGGGTTCCACATTGCTTCAAAGAGGCTTTTTGATACACCAACAACATCCTCAAAGGTTGCATCCGGCGCGATGTTGGTTGTGTCCATCATCTGATTTTTAAGCGCCTGTATCTGCGGAGCAGTGAGCACATAGTAAGAGACAGCACCAAACGCTTGTCTATCGTTATTAATGATACCAAGGACAAATACTCCAGCATTAAGGTTTGCAATCCACGGCGAAGGAATATTGACAATGGATTGCTGCACTGCCTGGTATCTGGGTGCGAGTTCGTCTGGGATTAAACCGGACGGGGACGATTGAGATCGGAGTACATATCCTGAGTATGTATAAACAGCTGTCCTGTATGATGCCAGAACGTCAACATCACAATCTGCAAACCATCGTCCCCTGTCATAGGTCCATTCAGTAATAAAGTAATACCGGGCAAGGTCCGGTATATGAATGTAATTATACGCCGAATAATTACTGGAGCATGATATTACTGGATGTAAAATGGACGTTGCATCTTTCAACACAACGTCCGTTTGTACATTCACATTGCTCTCTGTATCCGGACGCATCGTTGAATTACGGCGCTTTGCCAATTGATACAGATATGCAATCATATTATCACTCCATGAGAATAGCTACACCGTTTTCGGTGTCATCATTCCACCAGCGTTCTGTAAAATGCCATACCGTATTCGAATAGCCGCCACGGGCATTCATGCCGGTTGACAGCGCATATTCATGTACCGTAGTAAAGCCGGCAGCTTCTTCATCCATGAGATATCCAAGCAGATTACTGGTCTGCACCGCTGCAGTAGAGTGCAGGCCTGTGGTCGGGTCAAGGATAGCAGCTGTTACATTCAGGGCAGTAGGTGTCTGGATTCCCTGCCAGAAATTGACAGCTTCCAGACGTGCGGGCATGGTCAGCAAAGAGCTATTGAAAGTATTAGCGGTTGCCATGGTCTGCATCTGGAGCAGGAAATTGTTGAGAAAATAACCTTGCATCCGGTCAAGGGGTGTATGCCGCATAACTTCTTTCCCGGAGACGTTTGTATGATAAAGCAAAGATCTTTCGGTCATTTTTGCAGCCAGGTCATTAATGAAAGCAAAGGCCCACTGCGCAAAGGCCCTGAAGTTGTCCGGCTGGTATACAGTTTCGTCGGTCAGTGAAAGTCCTGTCTGCGTATTGTACGCAGTGAGCAGCTGCACCGTTTTACCGGCATTAATGCTGCTTGCAATCTTGTTTGCAATGGTCATTCTTGCGGTGCTTTCGTGTACCTGTTCGATCTGATCATAGATATTCTGGAGCACCATGGAAATAAAGCGTCCGAATTCTTCCGGACTGGAAAATGCAGTATCCAACTGGTCTTTGAAAATGGTCACGCTTCTCTGGTATGTATCCTGTCCGTAAAAATTTGTCTGCAGTGCTTTGGGTTTGTTAATCTTCCACGGGTCCACGCTCTGACCATCTGTGAGGGGCAAGCGCTGATCATCTTCCAGTGCACCGTCAATGGCTGTCAACTTGCGCACATGGTTTCCCCACTGTTCGGATGTTTTCCGGAGCATGCGAAACTTTGCAGAGTACGGACGAATTGAAAAAATGGTCCGTGTCAGCACCTGGGAAATAGCATTGATGACAGGATCATATCCTGTTTTCAATGCGGTCGTTGCCTGCGCCACAAATTCAGCCGTATTTGTAGCAACAGGAGCCGTCTTTCCTGTTACCTGTCCGTAAATGCTGTTGAGCACTGTAGAGACCTGGTTGATTGTCAAAGTATCCATTACTTATTATCTTCCTTTCCTTTAAGATCTTTATATGGCTGCAGCATCTGGGACAAAATCTCTTCTGCTGTTGCCTGTTTGGGTCGGTCCGGTGTCACAATGTCCCGGATAGCAAGCGCCTGAATCTGTTTCTGGAGCTTATCCACGTTCCCGGTCAGCTGCTGCACCATCTGGAGTACCTGCGACTGATCCGGGGCGGGTGCGGGCTGCGGGTCTGGTTTTGGTTCCGGCACTGGGTCCGGCGCTGGGTCCGGTTCTGGATCCGGTGCGGGCTGCGGTTCCGGGGTGTCAAGCGCTGAAATCTGTTCGGGCGTATAGCCCATCTGGAGCAGCTGCCTTGCGGTCAAAATGTCGAGCATAGAATCATTTCCTTCCTATTATTTATAGTCGATGTAAGCGCACAATCCAACATGAGTCCATTTGTACAGTGTGCATTGTTTTACACCACCTGTTGACGATTCTGCAGCGCCTTTGCCCTTGTTGGTACATATGCCAACATGCGAAGCGTTAAAACCGTCTTTATATCGGCTGGGTTCCTTGCCATCATGTTTCACAATAAACAGTAAAGCGCCGGAGGGGATCCTGCCATATCGTTTTATGCATTCTTCCTTTGTCATTGTTTCATAGCAGAGATTGCGAAACATATCATTTGAACCACGATAATTGCAGACGATACCCAGAGCAAGCAGCACACGTTCAACGAATGCCTGACAGTCTAAGGTGGAATATTTGATACCAAGGCCACAAAAAGCATAAGCGCATTGGGCAAATGAGGGACCGTCAATCATGGGTATCACCTACCCCGGCGAAATGGTCGAGAAGGCGCTGCAGCAAAGTATTGTTATTATTAATGGCCTTTGTGATTTCCTTCACTTCTGCATCATGCGCTTCTCTCTCTTTGTCCCACATATAAAACATAACGATAGAACATGCGATAGGAAACCCCAGAGAAGAAATCACCTGTACAATGTTTTCCATTTGTGCCACCTCTTTTAAAATAGAGCTACTTAAGTAGTTCACGATTTGACGAATCGGGGCGGCCCTTCCGGGGCCTGTCATTTGCCCATTACTTAAGTAGCTACTAAAGTATATCATTCACCCGGTATATTTTTCAAGTATAAGCTGCACTACTTTATCCTCATAATATACCTGATTTTGTATGATTGCAAGCTGCAACCACAAATACTGTTTACGGAACCGGGCCAGGTCGGATTGAGACAGGGAAAACACCTGTGGTTTCCCTGAGAAATGGGATGATACATAATATTCTATTCTGGATTTATGCCGATATATGCATATTTCCCCAATAGCGCACAACGGCTTATATTCGTTAAGCGGTCGGCTTTTTATCATTGGGTCTTCCAGATCTGCAAACACGTTCGATAATGCCATGTCCGAAAAAGATCCACTTCCGGCGAGCCTGTATAATGCGGTCCCGGCTTTTTTCTGGGATATGGGGGAATCAATAGGATAAATGACAGAAACCGAACGTTCTTTGTCATACCAGTATGATTGGTTCGACTTTATCATTTTAGCGATCGGTCGCACAAGCTGCAGCTGAAGTAAAATGCTGCTTGCGATCTGGTTACTGTTCGCCATGAGCAGCACGAAAACAGGCGGCTTTCCTTTTAGCTCTCTATTTCGGTTTACAGTTTCGTAGAGATTCAAGAATGTTTCTCCCTCGTTTTTCATGGAACGTTCAGAAGATTCAGGAATGAATTCATCGAAAATAATCCATTCAATTTCCGATGAATCAAAACCACGCAAATTGGAAAAGGTGGAAAGTGCCGCAATATAACCATACGTATTCTTATCTTCGTCGGTCAGCTGGTACAGATTTTTACCGGACCTGTCCGGGAAAATATCCGGTGTGATTGCTTTCACGGGGCAGTATATCGGAGATCCTGCAATATCGGCCTGTGTTTGGGTCCTTCGAAGATACAAAAATTTGATCTTATTTGATAAGCAGTAGTCAAGAGCACCATAAGTTTTCCCGATTCCACGGGCACCAATGAGAATATTGAACGTTGTTTCACGGGAAACAATCCAATGAATGTCGATATATCCAGAGTCTAAGTACATGCCCATAGTTTGCACCTCTTTACTGAAAACACCCTGTGCAGTTTTGCACAGGGTGTGTATAGTTTGTGGATTAGAGTTTAACAGCGCAGCTGATATACTGGCGGCCCTTGGAAGATTTTCCGGTGGTAACTTCAATGTCGGGCATGTCATCGCCGAAAGCTTCAGCGATCATATCAAATTCTCTAATGAATGATGCGCTGTTGGTTGCATAGACTTTGCCATTGCTGCGGATACTCACGATATGCACGACTTCGCCGGTTCCCTGGTTCACATCGTCGAAAAGCACATACGCTTCCGGGTGCAGCGTCTGGCCTTTTGCATCAGACATCTTTACAGAATCGGGGTTTTTCAGCATGAGATACAGTTCTTTGGGGGTCATCGTTTCGGGGTACTTTCTGATAACGTTTGCCATAGTGTTGTCCTTCTTTCATTTATTTTATTGTTTTCCCGGTGGCACATCCGGTACGAATATTATAACATTTTGTAATTAAGAATGCAATAGATTTATTTCCACTTCACACGCTTTCCGCATCGGGGACAATATTTAGAATAATTGTAATGGATTCTTTCACCACAATTAGGGCAATCGCCATGATAAAAATTATATTTCACAATATTAAGCACTAGCGAAGGTTCATCTTTCAGCAATTCAAGGGCATTGGAACACAGATGAGCGGAACCAGAGCCTATCATCTCGGCGCACTCTTCATCATATGGACACTGTCTGCACGCATCGCCAGTCATTGAGCAACAACACTCAAGCCCTTTCAGCACCTTGTCTCTATTAATCATCCTGTTTCACCTCCGGCGGCTGTGGGAGCGGCATCCAGTGAGTGATATGGTAATTGTGATGCACGCGATTGTCTGCTTCTCTCTCTTTCTCCATGAATAACGCATCATATGTATACCATTCAGACTCACCATA